TGATATTTACCCGGTTTTGATGTGCCTTTTCAGTTTTTGAGGGTAGAGTATTAACAGTTTTTACCGGTCTTCTATATTCAGGTATTTCACACATTATAGTTTTCCTTTTCAATTAGATCGTTGACATCACAAATGATGTCGGGGTTTTTCAAGCCTTCTACACTTCCGGTGTCCTCTTCATACCAACCAATGCGGCAAAGTTGATAATCACCCGGATATTTCGCCATCATTGTATCTTTGCCTCGAGTCTTTAAGAAATCAGAGAACTCACGCAACATCGAACCACGGTTAACCGAGAACATAGGCTGTTGATAAACTTTAGTTTTTTTGTCATACGTTGAATACATTTCCATTCTCATAGCGTCTTTCCTTTGTTTTGAATTTAGAGTCAATACATTTTTGCTTGTCCAACAAGCGTCTTACAGTGTGATCAGCTTCATTTAATTTTGCATTTTTTATTCTCCTTTGTTTAATAATTTCCATATCATCAGGACTGATCGCTTCATACAATTTATCATAATAGCGAGGAGCAGGAAATTTCTTACCTTCATAAGTAACAAAGTCCTTACTATACAAATCCGACTTATGGTACAAGTCGAACCATTTTTTTCCGATGCCGGGGCGCCTTGACATGGTAGCGAATTCCGGCTCGATATAATACAACTCATCGGTTTCAGGATCATGACGGATATAGTGTTCAACACCTTTAGCACCATTGACTTTTTTTTGGCAATAGCTTGCAACATAGCACGCAGAATCATAAGTTAAATCTCCAATATAAGCATATCCAAGATACGTATGTGGATTGCCTTTTTTATCCAACCAAATATTTTCATTTTTGTGTTTAGAATAATCCTCCGGTTTTAAGGGAATAGACCAACATTGATCTAATATTTCAGACGTAAAGAGATCGTCGCCATTTTTAGTTTTTTTCCAGAATTCTTTATCCTCGAAATTAATATTAAAGACGCAGGCATGGTGATGGGGGCGATCAAAATTCTCGCCATATTCGCCACAATGAAAGAACCTTATAGGATACGTAATTTTATTATCGTTCTCGACAGCATATACACCTTTGAACTTTCGGCGTAGCCGTTTTATGAAATCTTGAAAGGTTTTTAGTTTTAACGTTTTTCGTTGATTCATATTTTCTTCATTGAACGTTAATGTTAGAAAAGAATTGCTATCAGGATACAGAGAACTCTCATGAATAATACGTAAGGCCCAATCTCGGGTGCGATCAATTCTACACCCGGTGCATTGTCCACAGGGTAGCTCAAGCGGAATATATTCTTCATGATATTTTTTAGTATCATCATTTTTACGGCCTAATATAGTAATTTTATTTTTATAATTTTTTGTATGAACATTCAAACACCTATATGCTTTTAGCGGTTTTGTACATGGCATTTTAACTCCTTTTTCGGTTCAAGGAGGTAACTAACATCGGGCTAACAACGCCCGATAATCGGAAACCACTATTTTACGGCCACCGCCCCCGGACGGGCGGTGGCCAACGAAAGGACAGCGCTATAGCCTATAGCCACCACGCATTAACCCGGGACTGTAATTTTTGCGTTTAATACGCGAACCACGAGAGAAATTTTTTCGACTACCACGTTTAGACATATTTCTTCGGTACCTCATTTTACAACTCCTTTTATTTTTTTGTAGGATCATTTGGATCAGCGTCGAATATATTCGGACGCCCATCTTTATCAGAATCGGCCAAGAAGCTCAATAACATTTTCAAGATAGCAATCACAACACCTATTTTTTCCATTTTACACACTCCTATTTTTTAGACTTCCATCTTTTATTGAAGTAATCATACGCTTTTTTACGCTCTTTATACGATTTACCTTTAACCAGTTTTTTTACTTTAGCAAATGCTTTTTGATAATCAGCAGATCGGGGAGTATAAGTCGTAGCAATCGGCGCAACTTTACCCTTTAATAACCATCTTAACGCTTTGTTCATCTTAGAATCAGGTTTAGCAATCGCGTCCGCAGTTTTTGCAGAATTAGATTTAGCAGTAGCAGTCAATTTAGGAAGAACTGGAGCACGCACATCTTGAGCAGAATTAGCACTACCTGTGAACCAGTTTTTTACTTTTTCGACCACATCCTTAACAATATCACCACCTTCTTCATAAATAGGTTCAGTAAGACCCTCTTTTGTAGCACGTACATTAATTAATTTTGTTTCGGCTTGAATTTTTCCAACTTGAGCAGCTGTAACCAAATCATTATCACCGCCGGGAACAGAGCCACCGCTACCAGACGATCCCATCGGAGTAGAACCTTTTGTAGCCGATAGAATGGGATTAAGACCCGCCTTTCTCAAGTCTTCAACTTCCCATTGATGTTTATTCTTCATCATCACTTTAGAAAAATGCTGTTGATTTTCAAGTTGAGAACGTGGATCAGCACCAAACATTTTACCGGCCAATAGACCGCCGGCAGAAGAAAGAAAGCCCATAATATATCCTTTCTTATAGATGATCAATTAAGCCCGGAACCGAGAACGTCGGCATCGGACGAGTAGCAACAATATCAAAGAACATATCCATCGTGAAATCAGGCTCGGATGGCACAGCGACAACTCGATCCATTGGAGTAGTGGATTCGATAAATGTTTGATTGAGAGCCGGAATAGAGCCAAACTCTTCTGACAAGTGCCAAGAATCCAATGGAGTACCATGACCCGAACGCATACGACCCGATAAATATGAGGGTTTATAACGATATTCGGACCATCTTTCCTGATAACCCCAGACTTCCTTATTATCGGGAGTGCCATCAACGTCCGTATCTACCGTTTCATCTTGAGCATAAATTTCCTGCGTAAGAACCTCTTGCTCACCTAAATGAGCCATCGCCGGGAAATAATAGTCATATCGGGTTTGCCGCGCCCACATTTTATTCAGACCTTGTTGATAAGTTATATCTGCATTAGCGCAAACCAAACCAATAATCACAGAGTGTTCAGTAAAGGACTTTGTGAATCCAATACCTCCAGAAGCACCATAACCAATGCCACCTAATTGACCCAAGTATGTACTTGTAGGGGCTGTGCCATGCGTCCGAGGAATCGGCTCAACTGTGATCGGTCGTGTGCCGCCGCCAAGGTACTCTGGCCTTTGTAATACAGCGGACATCGGATCAAAGACGCCGAAATGAGACCGAATGATTTCACAATACCGAGAGCCGGCACGAGCGTCTCTTTCTAACATTTTTTGTAGTTGAAATGCTTCTCTTAGTGAATTGATTGATGCGGCTGTCGCTGTTGATAAATCTGCATATAGTTTATTTGAACCATCAGAGTCAACTACATTATCCATTTCTACATGAGACTCACATTGCATTGTATAGAATCCTGTTTGTGTATCTGAATAGACAGATATATCTTCTGTGTGCGGTGTTGCTGTGTGTATATTCGCAGTCGTTCCAAGAGGTAAGTCCACCGATTCTCCTTCTTTCACAGGCCAAGGTAGAGCAGATGTGAAATAATCATGTGCTTTACATTTTTTTCGCAATACATAGTCAGTGTCCGTATCGGGACCGTTGTCCGTATCTACAACGGGAGAATCTATTAAATTTTGATCTCGAAACCATTCTCGGAAGATCATGTTATAGGCACGAAAATGCAGTGAGTTTACTTCGAGGTCGTCCAAGCCGACAGGAATACCAAAGTAATCAGCCATAGAATCAGCAGCAAAGCCGCCAGCGGGAACCGTAATTTGAGGAACCGTAAAGTCGATTGACTCTCCGGGATCTTCGCGTTCACCCATCATTTTAACCCAATTTGTCCAAAGCAGGCGGTTTGGAACAGAGAAGAAATAGAAGTGGAGTTTTAGATTATCCATTAATGGAAAGAGTAGTGTATTAACACGACATATATGGGACAATTTTACCTTAAAAGTATCACCGGGAAGCGCTTCGTCAACATATATCGGGTACAAATAGTCCACATCAAACGTTGTTTTGTGAGTATGAGGACGCCTAAACGTAGATCGAGGTATATCCGCACGGGGAACCCGGCTAAATGAATGGTCCATTTGTGAGGGATTTACGAACTTTCGAGCATTTGTAATCATTTTTTTACTCCTTTGTTTTTTGCGGTCAGTGGGAACAGTTATGAACAAGTAACTCGTAACTGTTCCCACTATTTTTTATCGGTTATCTGACATTGTGTCAACACCTTTTTTTAGATTTATTCTGGAGAAGGAGGATCTTCTACAGGAGGCTCCACAGGAGGCTCCACAGGAGGCTCCACGGGCGGTCTTTCAATAAGACCCAATTCTATAGCTGCATCACGATTTGATTCATCAGAGAGAAACTCAATAAGACTACCGGGGCTATTATCAAAGGCTTTACGGACTTCAGAGGGGAGCCGATTGAAATCGTTAACAGCGTCATTTACCCTGTTTAAGCAAGAATGATAATCTTCGATAGAAGTAAAGTCGCCATAGACGCCATTGGCTTTTATTGGTGGTTGATAACCACGCAGCATTTTAGCAGCAATCGTATTGATATTTACCCGGTTTTGATGTGCCTTTTCAGTTTTTGAGGGTAGAGTATTAACAGTTTTTACCGGTCTTCTATATTCAGGTATTTCACACATTATAGTTTTCCTTTTCAATTAGATCGT